ATGCTATTTGAGATGCCGAACTGCGTATTATTCGACGGCGTAAAGGCGTGAGCAAACGCGCCAGTACCTGCTGGATTGAATAGCACATCCGACTGCGGTTGCTGATCGCCCGCCTGTGGACCGCCTTGTGTGCCATACAGCAGATTGGAGCGCTCAATTCTGCCGTTGTCGTTCCACCAAAAAGCAAAATTATTGGGGGCAACAGTGTTCAGTCCGTTATTGCCGATGTACAAACCAGCTAGATCAGGCGCGGAAACACCAGCCTCACCAACGACAAAAAGCAGTTTTGCGGATTGTTGTGAACCGCCGCTAAATAGACGGGACCACACCAGTCGTGGGCTAACGAGTACGCCGCCAGTTTCGCCTGTATATTTTGTCCAAATAATTGGGATTGGATCGCCGTATTGGGCTACGTCTGCGACGGAATCAAATCCAAAAGTTTGCGCAAAACGATCAGCACCTTGACGGCCAGCCAGCGTAATCCTGCCACCGCGGGCTTGATCTGCAGTCGGTGGAGTAATTTTGGGTCGAAGAATAATACTGAGTGCCGACGAAGCAACTCCAACAACAAGGCTGACAATCGCAATAATTAGTGTAGTATCATTATTAATGTCAGGAATCAAGTCATATTCAGCTGGTCTTATACGGCTACGCTTTTCTGCTTCCTGTACGAAATTCTTGTACTCCTCAACGCTGCATCCCAGCAGGTCAATCAGCTGCTTTTCATACGGAAGCAATGCACGTTCGATAGTGCGTGCAGCGGGCACCAAGCAACCTTGTTCGTTAACTTGCTGATGTGCAGGATTCCCTGATTCCATACCGCTGCGAACGCCCACCGATCTTGCGGGATCAGTATTACCTCACCATCGTAGGTGGGTCGGTCAACCCTATCGCCCCAGCTTAAAAGCTCGCGTAAAACTGCCTTTGTAGATGCCTCGTACCACTCTGACTTGAAGTTGGGCGTCTCAATATCCAGTTCGTCTAAAACCTTGTACACCAGATGGATGCAGTCGATTTCGCCGGTGCTGCCGTCTGCACCAAGACGGTATGGCATCCCAATCAGATCAAAACACCCTGACACTGGCGCTAGTGGGCAGCGGACCAACCAAGTCTTCGCTCAAAGTGCGGAATGGCACGTCTACACCAACGGCATCCAATACGGTGCTTAATTCCAGCTTCACTGCGACTTCCTCCCAGCCCGCAGAACTAACCTGCCCTGTGTAACTGTATAAGGTGGTTCCTAGGTCAACGCGTTGAACCGTGACGACTGCGATCCAGCCGTTTGCGACCGCTTCAGATGCCCATGACCGTGACAGGTCTGTGTTGGGAAAAGCCAGTGATGCAGTTACGTTGTCGCCGTTGCGGTTGATGGCAACACCAGAAAAGCCAAACGGCAAAAAGTCACTAGCCGTAAGGTCGTAATTTTGAAAACTCAACCCGTTAAGCGTGAGTTGATTGCCGAGAACAATCTCCATTAGATGCCAAGCCTCCGGCGAGCGCTAGGTGCATTTTGCAGACGACGCAGGGTATTTTGTTCACCCTGACGGGCGCCCTGTGCAGCGGCTTGCTGCATACCAGTGCGGAACTGATCAGCAGTAACGTAATCGACGCTGTTGATGCGCTCCACGGTATAACGCACATCAATCGGCGCGGTTGCTACTGCTGCTCCACCGGCGGATTCGCCGCCACCGCCATTACCAGGAATAACAGCTTCGCCACGGGCGCCACGCGAGTAGCGGGACATGGCAGCGGACATTTTGGATTGCGGGATGACGTACTCGGGTTCGCCGCCTTCGCCGATCATCCCCATGGTTGGTTTGGTTACCATGCCGCCGTCAGCAAAAGCTTTAAAACCTCCAGGCCAATAAGCGCCGTCTGCGGCAGGCTTAATGTATTTCGTCCAGTCCGCGCCTCCAACACCTTTTAGAGGATCGTTACCACCACCGCCACCACCAGCCAAGCCCGCAAAAGCCCGTGCAATGCCGATTGCTATGTAGGTTGCAATCATTTGGGCTGCCGCATCCAGCAAAGCACTGGCCACACTTTCCAAGAAATCAGCAAACACCTCTTGTGCAGTTTTAGTGCCGTTTATGAGTTCAGCTACGCCTGTTGTCATAGCTGTGCCAAATGCCTGTCCTATAGCTAAAACAGAATTTTCTAAGGCTTGGGCTTGTACCTGAGCTACCTGTAATTTTTCGGTAAGTAGTGCTATTTCAGTAGCTCTTTCTACAGTCTTACCTGCAGCTAATTGCTGCTCAAAAGCGGCTCCAGCTGGGCCAATAAATCCGGCTTGTAAACCTCTGCCTGTTGCGTTAATTTGTTTTTGTATAACAGACAGCTCTTCTACATCTCTCCGTTGATTTGCAAGCTCTAATAATTCCCTGTATTTTTCTACTTCACTGTCAAGTATATAAGGACGCTCTCTGATTAAATCATTAATTTTTTGCTCAATTTCAGCTTGATCTTCTGTATTTTTAATACGAGCATCCGTAAACTTAATCTCCGTTTCTACTCCGCGCAATATGGCGGCAAATTCGTCTGCGCGTCGTTTGTTAATATCTCTAACTCTATCTTCGCTAGCGGCTATAGCTTGAGCAACTTTCTCTTGGGCTATTTTGTTTATGTACAGTTTTTCCTCGGTGTAGTTTGCCCTGTCAATAGCCCGTACGCGCTCTTTTTCAATAATGTAAAGATCTTTTGCTAACTCTTGGTATGCGGCTTGTATTTCTTTCTTTTCAAACAGCAAATCTCGAATTGCGTTCTCCGCCCCACCGATTTTTAGTAGCGCATCGTACTCATTCTTTAGTTCGGCTGCACGACTTTCTGGTGGTTTGCGTCCTTGTTTAGTGCGTCCGCTCCCGTCCAGTTGACTAGGCGCGGTAATGCGTCCAACCATTCCGGGCGAACCTGGTTTTGGTACGCCTTCGGGCCATGGCATATCATTCCAATCACTGCTCCGGCGTCCTGTGACTTTATTTAACAGCTGACCCGCCAGGCCAACAATCGTACGCAGTCCTGGAATCATATTGACAATATTCATAAAAGCATCAGCTATAGCTGATGCAACACCTCTAAACCCTGTGACTAGATCGGCAGCAGCGTTGACGCCCGTAGAAACTACATTAACGAGCAGTGCAGCTATACGTGCCAGTAACCTTCCGATAGGAAACAGTACTTCTTTTAGCCACGTGTTAAAAGCTCTAACCAGCACAGTGGCAGCTTTTGATCCTTCTCCCGAAACGCCAGAAAATATAGACTGTACCTGACTCCAGAAATCTTGGAATAGATTTACCGTTTCCCCTATTGCTTTCTGGAAAGGCGTTTCTACTTTCTTTGCTGCCGTCGTAGATTCATTACCTAAATCTACAAGCGTGTCTAAAAGTGTTTGTACAGATATATCGCCGTCTTTAGCCATTTGTAGAATGGCGTCGCGGCTAACATTATACTTTTTCGCTAAGGCGTCTTGGATAGTTATACCTTGACTTGTTAACTGGTTGAGGTTGGCTTGAGTAACTTTTCCGGACTCTAGGGACGAAGTAATTGCGTTGCCGATTTTATCCCATGTACCTCCGTATTTTTCCGTTAAAGCCGTGATTAAATTGATGGCATCTGCTTGATCCTCTAGATCCAGTCCCACGCCCCGAATATTTTGAATTGTAGATGTAAATTTGTCTACATCAGTATTAGCCGTCTTGAAAGCAACGGCAAGTAGATTGGCTTGTTGCGCTGAAAAACCTAGATCCGTACCTAAGTCTTTTATTGTCTGACCTTTAGATGCAATATCACCGATTAAAGTTCCGAGTAAAGATCCGGCAAAACTACCACCGGGACCCGCTAGCCCTCCTAATACGCCGCCAATAGCGCCCCCGGTAGCTGCCCCACCACCTTGGCCAAACAGCAGAGGGAATGCGCCACCGATAATTCCGCCTCCTAGTGCTTCTCCTAGACGGTTTTGTCTACCTACAGCACTTTTACCTCTCCTTTCTACAGCGGATAATGCTGCAGGTGAACCCGGCATGGTTGCTGTGCCGCGTAGCGGTGAAGCTGGTCCGCGCCCTGGTTTTACAGGCGCCGCCAAAGGTCCCTGTACCCCAACACCTGCGTTAGCAGTGGCAATAACTTTACGCCGATTAGCTACTTCCTGCGCAATAAGAAAATTTCTGCGTTCACGTGCCCTATTTTCAATATTTATGGCTGTTACCAGTTCTGTAACTGCATCAGATTCTTGTTTAGTGCCCTCGGCCGCTTTTCGTAAGGCTCTTTCGGCCTTTGATACAGCCCTGGAGTAATTCTCCATGTTGGCTACATTAAAATTTTTCCCTTCAAGTAATTTCGCGTTTCTGTTTACTACGTTTATAGAGTTATTTAATTTATTTAACCTCTTAATAAGCCCATCTACTTGCTGACCACCGCGTACAGCAATCTCAATATCGGCGGTGTACTTGGCCACGAAGCTACACGATACCCTTGTACCTCAGTTTACGCGACAAAAAAGCCGCCGGGTTAGCGGCGGCGTTTGGCTTTTTCCATTTCCTTTTGCTGGTCCTCGTTCAAAATCTGGAAATAGGCGCTCCAGCCGAGTAACTCCTCGGCGGTCATTGTTGTCCGAACTTCGGTCAGGGTTAGGCCCAACTCCTTGGCGACGCCAAACTGGAGCATGAGCCAGTTGTCCTTGCGGAGTTCGGCGCTCAGGATTTTGGGTCGATGGGCTCGGCGTCGTCGGTCAGGATCGCCAGCATCAAAGCTTGGAGGTCCTTGTCCTTAACTTCGTTCTTCAGCACATCTACCTCGCCAACGCTAAAGAGCTTGGCGCCTGACTCGTCGAGAGCCTTGGCGATCAGCAGTTGAAGTGCAAAAGCGTTGGCGTCATCGGACTTGGCTTGCTTTTGGGCGCGTTCGCGCTCGGCCATTGTCAGCGGTGCCACCCACATTTCAAATGTGCTGCCATCAGACAGCTCTACTACTTTTTTGACCGGCTCTAGGTTGGCGGCCTTGCGTAGTCGGTCGATTGCGCGTACAGGAACGGGCATACCAGTTCGTTGGGTATGGGAATAGTGTAGCGGAGTAGAAATAAAAAACCCCGGCGGTTAGGCCGGGGTTGCTGAACCTACTGCACCAGCAGACTATCAGGCAGAAGTGCTGAAGTCGAAGGTGGGGGTGCCGGCGGGGCGGAAGTTGACGGTCAC